AATGTCGGCTAGACAAGGAGGTATAAAAATGAGTGATATAAGAGATAATTTGAGTGTTGCAACAGTAGCCAAAATAATTGGAAAACCAGAACAATTTATAAGAATAGGATTACAACAACAACGTCTACCAATAGGCAGTGCAGTAAAGACATCTAGTCATTGGACTTACCATATATCTTATGAATTATTAAAAAACTATATTGGAGAAGACAGAATAAAAGCATACGAAAAAAAGTGTGCTGAATAAAACACACTTAATTAAAAAATAATTGCAAGTTAATTATAACAAATATTAGCTTGTATGTCAATTGGAGGAAGCATGGCAAAGACAGCAAAAGTAAGTTTAAAAGAGTTACTAAAAAAAATTGAAAATGACTTAATGAAAGATGATTTAACATCAGATGTAATTATAGCAAAAGCTAAACTATTAGAAGTAATATTAAAAGAATTAAGATGGGAAGATTAAGGGTTATTGGTTGAAGTAGCAGGGAGACATAATGAATGAGAATAATGGATTTATAGTTCTTAGCAAAAAGATGTTGAAATGGGGCTGGTATCAAGATAACAATACAAAGGTATTATTTATACATTTATTACTAATTGCAAATTGGGAAGAAAAAAAGTGGCAAGAAATAGAAATAAAAAGAGGACAGGTAGTAACAAGTATAAATCATCTTGCCCAACAAACAAATTTATCAACTCAGCAAGTAAGAACTTCATTAAATAAGCTAATTTCAACAAACGAAATAACAAAGTCATCAACTAATAAATATACTTTAATTACAATAAAAAATTATAAAAAATATCAAGATTACAACAAAGAAGATAATAAACGAATAACAAACGAGCAACAAACAAATAACAATCAAATAACAACAACTAAACCAAGAAAACCAAATAACCAAGAAAACAATAATAATATCATCAACAACAACATATACGATTTTGTGGAACAAAATTTTGGAAGAACATTAAGTCCAATTGAATATGAAGAAGTTAGTATGTGGAATGATAATGAATTAACTAGATATGCTATTAAACAATCAGTAATAGTTAATAAGTGTAGTATCAAATATATTTCTAGAATACTAAGTGCTTACGAAAGAGAGAACATTAAGACAGTTCAACAAGCCCAAGTGAGGGAAAGAGAGTATGTCGAAGCAAAAAAAAGAAAGAATAGTCAAAATAATATTCAAAGAAAAAGTGGTATGGAGAAGTTTAGGGAAACTTTAGATAATTGGGAGAAAAAAATGGAGGATGTTGAAAATGACAACAAAGGAAGTTAGAACTTTCATGGAAAGAGTTAAATCACACTATCAAGAATTTATAATAGATGATTTTAAACTTTCCGAATGGTACGGAAAGTTGAAAGACTATGATGCTGCTGATGTTAACAAAAAATTAGATGAGCATTTAAATAGTGAAGAGTATGGTGATAGTATCCCTAAAATATATTTTATGACTAAATATCTAACTCCAACAAAAGATAAGGGTAAGATTAGGCACTATACCATCTATTGCACTAAATGTTGTTACGAAATACCAGATACAGAATTTGAACATCACACTAAGAGATGCTATGAAGCTTCAACAATAGTTAGAGACTTTAAAAGGTATTTTAATCAAAGTCTCCAAAAAGAAAAGTTAATGAATCTTAATGAAAATAAATTTGAAGAAATATATCAAAAATACTTAGACAGAATGCTTAGTAGTGATAAAGTTGAAACATTTAGAAAAAAAATATTAATACACATAAAATATCCAGAATATAGTTTTGATGATATTGAAGAAATAGTTAAGGAAATAGTAGGAAAAGATAATGAGTAAAATATATCCAAGTCAAAGTTATTTTGGATAGAAAAGGTATATTTAAGACTGTTAATGCCAAATTTAAAAAAACATAGGAGGAAGTATGAACGAAATTGCAGTAATTAAACAATTACCAATAATTACAGAAAAAATAAAAGAAGTTGGAAAAAAATTAGATGAAAGATTAGAAAAATTAGATTTAGATAATTTAGTTTGTGATGAAAATAGCAAAAAAGAAATAAAAAACTTAAAGGTTGAACTAGGAAAAGAATTTAAGGAATTTGAAAATCAAAGGAAAGAAATAAAAAATAAAATTATGGAACCGTATGAAGCTTTTAATAAAACTTATGAAGAAGAAATAAAAGTAAAATATCAAAATGCTGATAAAACTTTAGGAGATAAAATAAACGAGGTTGAATCAGAATTAAAACATAAAAAGGAAGTTGAAGTAAAAGAATATTTTGAAGAACTACTAAATAGCAACAACATAGATTTTATAGAATTTCATCAATTAAATTTAAATATTACATTAACAGCAACTGTAAAAAAATTAAAAGAGCAAGTAAAAGATTTTGTTGATAATGTTAAAAAAGAACTTGATATTATTAACACTCAAGATTACAAGGATGAAATATTAGTTGAGTACAAAAAAGAATTAAATTTAAATGAATCTATTTTGGATGTTGTAAATAGACACAAAGCATTAGAAGAACTTGAGAGAATTAAAGAGAGTGCTAAAGAAACAGTAGAGCTAGAAGAAAAAACAATAGAGAAAGTTGATGAAGTTTTACAAGCACCAGTTGAAGATAATGTTATAGATAGTCAGATGAGTATTGATGAATTTGAGCAAGAGGAAGTATTTGAGACAACATTCAAAATTAGAGGAACAATGCTACAAATAAGAGAATTAAAAATGTTTTTAGAAAATGGAGGTTTTGATTATGAATCAATTACAGACTAAACCAAAATTTAGTTTAGCAATACAAAGTGAAGGTTATAAAAAATTAATTAACAATACATTGGGAGATCCTAAAAGAGCAGCAAAGTTTATTGCAAGTATAAGCAGTGCTGTAGCAACAAATAAACAATTACAACAATGTGATGCAGGTAGTATATTATCAGGAGCATTATTAGGGGAAGCACTTAATTTAAGTCCATCACCTCAATTAGGACAATACTATTTAGTACCTTATGACAAAAAAGAAAAAATAAATAATCAATGGGTAACAGTAGAAACCAATGCCCAATTTCAATTAGGTTACAGAGGTTATTTGCAACTAGCAATTAGAAGTGGACAATATCAAGATATTGATGTTATTGAAATTCACGAAGGAGAATATCAAGGAAGAGATAAATTAACTGGAAAACATAAATTTGAATTTATTGAAGATGAGGTAGAAAGAGATTCTAAACCAATTATAGGTTATTTAGCATATTTTGAATATCTAAATGGATTCAAGAAAAGTCTTTACTGGACTAAAGAGAAAATGAAAAATCATGCATTGGAATATTCACAAGCTTATGCAAGTGATATTAAGAAAAAAACTAAATTTAGTTTTTGGAGTAAAGATTTTGATGGCATGGCTTTTAAAACTATGTTAAGACAATTAATTTCTAAATGGGGTGTAATGAGTACTGAAATGCAAGAAGCTTTTGTAAAAGACCAAGCAGTAATTAGTGAGGATGGAAATTATGATTATGTAGATACTGCTGAAGTTAATTTAGAACCTATTGTTGATGCTAATATTACAGAATATGAAAAAGATCCTATTGCTGGAGAAGAAAAAATAAAAAAAGTAGATTCAAAAAAAGTCGCTAAGAAAGTTAGTTTAGATGAAGTATAAAATACTAAGTTCTGGTAGTGATGGAAACGGATTGATTATAGAAGATACTATTTTAATAGATTGTGGTATCACATTTAAAAAAATAAAAGATGACTATAAGAAACTTAAAATAGTTCTTCTAACTCATTGCCATCAGGATCACTTTAATAAATCAACTATAAAGAGATTAGTTAAAGAAAGACCTATTCTTAGATTTGGGTGTTGTGAATGGTTAGTAAAAGATTTAGTAGATTTAGGAGTAGAAAAGAAAAATATAGATGTATTTAAATTAGGCAAAATTTACGATTACAGAGACTTTAAGGTTATTCCTATAAAGTTATATCACGATGTTGAACAATGCGGCTATAAACTAAAAATAAACGGAAATAAATTAATATATGCAACTGACACAAATAGAATAGACCACATCATAGCAAAAAACTATGACTTTTATTTTATAGAAGGAAATTATTACAACGAAGAAGAATTAGATAAAAGAAAACTAGATAAGTTATCTAAAGGAGAATATTATTACGAAGATAGGGTGAAAGATACTCACTTAAGTAAGGTACAAGCTACTGAATGGCTAATGAAAAATATGGGAATAAAATCACAATATATATTTATGCATGAACATAAGGAGTGAGAATATGGATGTAATAACAAAAATGAAAGATATGCAAGAAATTTATCTAAACCAAGTAAGAAAAATGGAAGGTGAAATAAAACATTTAGAACAAGAAATTGAAAAATATTATGCTTGTGTAGATATGCTAGATAAAATAATAGAATCAGCAAAAGAACTGGAGGAAGAAAATAATGAAAGTAAATGATGTAGTGCAGTTTAATGAAAATCATGAATGGTGTGGTTGTTTAGGAATAATAACTGAAGTAAAAGATTGTAAAGAAAATGGAATTAGATATATGGTAGGAATAAAATCACCAATGCAAGGAACTGCTTTTATATTTGTTATGGATAATGAGGACTCTATTGAATACATTGGGAGAGCAAAATTAATTCCTGTGGAGGAAGAATCTGATGATTGATACAAGTGAATATTACGGAGGTACTTATCCTGATCCACCAGAAGAAGTAATAGATGAAGAATGGGATGAATGGGATCTAGCAGATTTTTATCACGATGAAATGATGATAGGGGGAATTGATGATGAATGATAAATTATATCTAGAAAAAGCAGTTAAATATCTAGGTAAACTCCTTAATATGAAACCATTAAAAAACTCTAAAGAAATAAAAGAAGTAAAAGAAACTAGAGAATATCTAAATGGAATGATGTATGAAAAGAGAAAAATAAGATCCAAAAATGCAAATTCATATCTCTGGGCATTATGTACTGAAATGGGTAATGTATTAAAACTATCTAAAGAAGAGGTATATCTAAATATGTTAAAGAGTTATGGGCAAGTCCTAATGATACCAGTTGAAAAAGGTACAACACCAAGTGGATTCTTTAAATACTATGAATATGAAACATCAAGTTTAATAAATGGCAAAGAAGCAGACTGGTACAAAGTATACAAAGGTAGTAGTAATTTTGATAACAAAGAAATGTCTATTTTATTAGATGGTGTAACACAAGAATGTAACAATCTAGAAATACCTACAATATCAGATCAAGAATTAGAAAGGTTAAAGGCAATTTGGGATGGAAAATAGAGTATTAAATGATGCATTAGAAATTTTAACAGAACAAATGATAAAGGATTATTTTAAATCTAAAGCTATTGGTGAAGAAAAATACATAATCACAAAACAGGATTTATATGATTTTTCAATGAAGTTAGTAAGTTTATTGATAACTAGTAGTAAGGATAGTGATTAAATATGTTAAAAATTATGAAACCTATTGGTGGTAAAAATGAATGATAACTTGACTATTTTTGATATAATGTATCCGAAATATAAAATTAAAAAACCAATAAGACTTATAGAATTGTTTGCTGGATATGGAAGTCAAGCATTAGCACTCAAATATTTAGGTGTAGAGTTTGAATATTGGAAAATATGTGAGTGGGCAGTTAAAAGCATTCAAGCATACAAGGATATACATTTTACTGATGATAATAATGATTATACAGTTGCAGGAGAAATAGGAGTTACAGAAGACTGGATAAAAGAATATTTATTTAATAAAGGTATATCTAGCAATTATAATGAACCTATGACAGAACAACAAATAAATAGATTATGCAAAAACCAAGTAAAAACAATTTATAATAATATTCAAACAACGCATAATCTAGTAAATATACAACAAATAAAAGGCAAAAATTTAGAAATAGAAGATACTGATAAATACGAATATATACTTACTTATTCTTTTCCTTGTCAAGATTTATCACTTGCAGGAAAAGGTAAAGGAATGAGTGATACCACTACAAGAAGTGGTATGTTATGGGAAGTTGAAAGAATACTTACTGAATGTTACGGATTAGAAACTATGCCACAAATACTTTTAATGGAAAATGTTCCACAGGTGCATAGTACTGATAATATAAAAGATTTTTATAAATGGCAAGTAAGATTAGAAGAATTAGGTTATAAAAATTATTGGCAAGACTTAATTGCAACTGATTATGGAATACCACAGACAAGGAATAGATGTTTTATGGTATCTATATTAGGAGATTATAGTTATACTTTTCCTAAACCTATACCACTTAAATTAAAATTGAAAGATATGTTAGAAGATATGGTTGATGAAAAGTATTATTTGAGTGATGATTTAATGCAACATATAAAAAGAACAGGTGTAGAACATAAAGAATATACACAATACGATAGATATAATGGAGAATTTGAACAACTGGCCAGAGTATGGAAAGAAAAAAGCCCAACATTACATACCAAATCAAGTGAAATAAAAATATATGTTAAAAATGCAACAAAAAAAGGTTGTTTAGAAGCAACTGTTGGAGATGGAATAGATATATCGAGTAGAATGGAATATCATAGGGGAACAGTTCAAAAAAATAAAATACAAACTATAACAACAAGTGGTGGTAATGATAGAGGTGTAGTAATTGGGACTTATCAATACTCTAAAAGTGATAACTTTATGAAAGGCAAAGATAGATTGCAATTTGGAAAAGATACATCTGACACATTACAAACAACACCAAAAGAGGGAATAGTAAATAGTGATTTAAGAATAAGAAAATTGACACCTAAAGAATGTTTTAGACTTATGGGAGTAAAAGATGAAGATTATGAGAAATGTGCTAAAAATCAAAGTGATAGTTCACTTTACCATTTGGCAGGGGATAGCATTGTAGTAAATGTATTAATGGCAATTTTTAAAGAATTATTAAATGAAAGTCAGGTGTAAATAGATATGAAAAAATTATTTACAAACAAAGAATTTATTAAATGTTTATTTTCTATTATTGCATTATGTATAACAATATTATTTTGGATAATAGTAATTAAATTTTTAATTAGATTTATTTAAGGAGATGATAAAGTGAAAGAATTAGAACAAGAATTACAAGAAATAAAAAATAAAATTAATGAAATAGAAAGAAAATATTCATTTGTAAAAGACTATAAATTAATTTGTGCAATATTAGATAAATATAATTTAAGTGATATTAAATTAAATAGAAAAGAAGTTGAAAAAAACAATTCTGTTTATATAGCAGAACATAATGAAGATGAAATTCATATTTATAGAGAAAGTATATCTTCCTATTAATAAAAAGGAGATGATAAAGTGAGTGCTAAAGAGTTATTTCAAAAATTAGGTTATGAACATTTTAATAATGGATTAAGAATAACATATCAAAATTATGAAATAAGTGAGTGCAAATTAATAGAATTTAATTTAAAAGAAAAGAAAATGTGGTTAGCAGATGATAGTGAAGAAGTTGTTGAATTATCATTAAAAGAAATTAAAGCCATAAATAAACAGATATCAGAATTAGGGTGGAATAATGAAAAATAAAGAGATAGAAGAATTATTAAATGATATGCGTCATTCGTATGAAATACACGAAGAAATTATAAAAAAATATAATAATGCAGATAAAATATCATATCCATATAGAATAAATTTAAAACAAATTAAATTATTATTATCATACATAGAACAACTAGAAAAAAAAGGAAATGATGCTTTACATTATGAAAGTAAATATTATAATGAAGCTAAAAAAGTAGATAAAGCAATTGAATATATAGAGTGGCAAAGAGATAATCCACAATGTGATAATGTTTGGAGAAAACATGAATGCGAAAGTTTAATTAATATATTAGGTGATACAAGTGATTGAAAAATGGAAAACTATACCTGACTATGAAAATTATAAAGTTAGCAATTTAGGAATTGTTAAAAACATAAATTATAGAGGTACAGGAAAAGAAAAAATATTAAAAGGAACTTCTTATAACAATTATGTTTATGTAACATTAAGAAAAAACAATGAGAGTAAAACATTTTTGTTACATAGATTAGTAGCACAAGCATTTATACCAAATGTTGAAAATAAGCCTTGTATAAATCATATAGATTGTAATAGAAAAAATAATAAAGTGAATAATTTAGAATGGTGTACACAGCAAGAAAATATTGCATATATGGATAAGAAAAATAGGCGTGTAGGCAATAAAAAAATGACAGAACAAGATGTAAAAAACATAAGGGATAAAAAGAAAAAAGGATTGTTTTATAAAAACGTATGGCAAGAATATAAAGACAAAATATCTTTTAGTGGGTTTCAAAAAATATGGTATAAAATGGATTGGAAGAAATTAAAAGGTGATAGTGATGATTAAAGAAGAATATGATTTATCTTTTGAAAATGATAAATTAAGAAGAGAAATTGAACATTTAGAAAATGAAACAAGAAATTTAAAACAACAAAATCAAATAATTACTGAACTAGGAGAACACTACAAACATTTATATAGTGAATTAAAGAAACAAAAAGATGATGTTGTTGAGTATCTTAATTCAATAGTATTTGAAGAAAGTTTTACTTTTGTTAGAGAAAGAGCAGAAGTTAAATATAATTTATTAAGAATGTTAGGTGAAACAGATGAGTTATAAACAATTTAAAAAATGGTGTAATGAAAGAGCCTGTGATGGTTGTTTGAGTTCTAAACAAGCAATATTTTGTATAGATGTTATGAAATATATTGATTCACATTGGTTTTGGCAAAGAGAAAAAGTATGGAAAGAAGAATATGAGTTTTTAACTTATTTACAAGTGATAAAGCCAATAAATGATTTGTTAGGTATTAGGTAGGTGAAGAAGATAATGAATGAAAAATTAGCAATGGAAATATTAAAACAAGTAGAATTACAAGAAACTACAGGTTGTTGTAAAAAATGTCCTAGAAAAGATGGAACTTGTATAGGTTGTTTAGATGAAGCGAAAAATATTTTAATAAATTATACAACAAGATTTTAGGTGAAGAGGAAACTAAAAAGATAATTGAAGAAACAACTAAAGAATTTATTAATGAATTAGAAGGGAAGGATAAAGAATGAAAAGTAAAGATATAATAATTATTCTAAATAGAATTAGGGACGTAATTGAAAGTGAATCAGAAGATTCAAAATTAACTTTAAGTAGGGATGATGCTAAAAATTTACATAATTATTTAAAATTAATTAAAAAAGAACATGAAAAAAATATTGAATTAATACAAACAATAACTACAGAAGTTTATAAATATAATAATGGAGATTAGATTATGTTATTTGAAGAGTATTATAAAAAATTTTTATATTTAAAAAAAGTTAAAGATAAAATAAGTAAATTGGAGAATAAAAAAATTGCTTTAATGAATGGTGTTGAAATAAAAAGCAAAGATCCTAGTAAAGATACAATAAAAATTAATGATATTACAGATGTAATAGGTAATTATGTGGCAGAGTTAGAAATAGTAGAAAATAATTTAAAAAAGGAAAAGGAAATTAAAAAAGAAATTTTAAATCAATTAGCAGAGATAGAAGAAGATTTAAGAACTAGTAAAGAAACTCTTGATAAAATATATTTATACAAATTTATTGATAGATTAAAATATCATTTTATTTGCAAAAAAATAAATTATGGAAAATCATCATTTTACAATTATCTAGAAATTGTAGAAGATAAAATGAAAGAAATAAGAAGTTTGGAAAAAAATGGAAAATAGTTGCTGTATAATGATATTATGAAATTATTAAAATTATATTAATAGTTTCTAATATTAATTCTCCATTTTTTTATTAATTTTTATAATACTCATGCCTCCAATGTATTTTATTAGACGAAGGATCTCTTTTGTCTTTTTATTTTGATTAAGAAAGAGGTGTAGTGTATGCTAAGACCTAATCAAGAAAAATTTATTCAAAACATCATTAAAGGTATGTCACAAAGACAGGCATACAAAAATGCTTATAAAGTTAAATACAAAGATGAAGTAATTGATGTTAGAGCCAGCGAATTATTTAATTCGAGTAAGGTTCAGGTAAGGTACAAAGAATTGTTAAAACAATTAGAAGATGAAAGTATTATGACAGCTAAATTTAAAAGGCAAGCTTTAAAGAAAATATTTAATGATGATAATAATAGCATGAATGATAGATTGAAAGCACTTGATATAGATAACAAAATGGCTGGAGAATATATAACAAAAATAGAAGCTGATGTAGATTACTCAATTAGAGTTGATTTAGATGACTAAAAATATAAACATATCAATATCAAAAAAAGTATTTAATAAAGTTTATTTACCTTATTTAGATAATGAAGATAGATATTTAATATTCTATGGTGGTGCTGGATCTGGTAAATCCTATTTTGTTGCAGAAAGATATATTTATAAAAATCTTAAGTCTAACAAAATGAATTTATTAGTAGTTCGTGCTACAGGTAAAAGTAATAGAGATTCAACATTCGCATTATTTAAGCAAGTAATAAATAAATGGAAAATATCTAAGATATTTAAAATCAACGAAAGTGATTTAAGAATAAAGAATTTATTAAATGGCAATGAAATTATATTTAGTGGACTAGATGATGTTGAAAAATTAAAATCAGTTACCTTTAGTAAAGGAGAACTTACTGATATATGGATAGAAGAAGCATCAGAAATATTGCAATCAGATTTTAATCAACTTGATGTCAGATTAAGAGGTAAAGGAACTAAAAAACAGATAGTGATTAGTTTTAACCCAATAGACATAAATCATTGGCTAAAGAAGAAACTATTTGATATACCAAGAAAGAATATAACTATAGTTCATACTACATACAAAGATAATGAATTTTTAGATGATGACTATAAAACATTGCTAGAAAGTTATAAAGATACTGATGAATATTATTACAATGTATATTGTTTAGGTCAATGGGGAGTATTAGGAAAAACAGTATTTGATGCTAGAGCAGTTAGTAAGAGATTATCGGAGTTACCTAAGCCGTTAAAGATAGGTTATTTTACATATAAGTATGATGACACGATGCCTAAAGCAAAGAAAATAAGTAAAGTACAATGGGTAAATGATAAGAATGGATATATAGAGATATATGAAGTTCCTAACATTTATAAATATTGTATAGGTGGAGACACTGCTGGTGAAGGTTCTGACTGGTTCACTGGTCATGTATTAAATGCAAAGACTGGTAAGCAGGTAGCCAGATTAAGACATCAGATGGATGAAGACTTATATGTAAGGCAAATGTATTGTCTAGGTTATTATTATGGTTGTAAGGTTAAAGAAAAAGGTTTTGAACCTGCTTTAATTGGAATTGAATCTAACTTTAGTAGTTATCCTAACAAAGAATTGGTAAGGTTAGGATATCCTAATCTTTATGTTAGGGAAAAAGAAGATAGATTTAGTGGTGTAATGGATAAATCTTATGGATTTAGAACTACATCAGTTACAAGACCTGTAATAATAGCAGAATTAGTTAAGATAGTTCGTGAAACTGTTGAACTAATTAATGATAAACTAACTCTAGAGGAAATGCTAACATTCGTGAGAAACGAAAAAGGCAGACCTGAAGCACAAGAAGGGGCTCATGATGATTTAGTCATGGGCTTAGCTATAGCGTATTATATCAGAACTCAAGTAGTATTTGATATAGAACCAATAACAGTAGCTCAAACTTTTAACTTTAAGGTAGAAGAACCAGAAGAGTTAGATTATGGAGAGGAGATAACAGTAATCTAAAAAGTAGGTGCAATATTAGTTGTTAAATGGTTATCAGCAGCAGCCTATCCCTCTTTTAGTTTTATTGTCAGAGGGTATACTGATAATATACTATTGTGTAGTTTTTTTAATAAACACGCACCTCCTTTCAGTTGAAAGAACTGCCTTTATAGGTAGTGTATTGGTTATATATGCGTCTAGTACGTATATAACTAATACAGTGCTTATAGTAGCATTAAAAAGAGGTGAAGTAATGAAAAAGAAAAGATATAGAGAAATACATCATAAGAATATAAAAAAGAAAAAGAAAGATAGAAAAGTAGAACAAACAGGAACAGAAAACTTTGAAAAAAATGAAAAAAGAGGATTTATCTTTTTTGAAAAAAATTTTAAGGACAAGAGAGAAAGTGATAAGAATGACAATTGAGGTCATTCTTTTTTGTAGCTTGTTTGGATTATTTATAATGGCTTCTTATACATTGGGGTTGAGAAATGGGCAAAAGTTAGCTAAGAGGCAAGAAATAACATTACCCGAAATTAATCCAGTTAAAGTTGTAACAGAGATAAAAGAGCAACAAGAAGCTAAAAAAGAAAAAGAAATAGAAGATTTAAACATGATGAATATTGATAATTATGATGGAACTGGATTAAATCAAGTAGATTTTCCAAGTTAATGGAGGTGTTAAAATATGGATTTAGAAGAATTAGTTGAAACTCCATTGTGGAATTTGTATGAAAAGGGTAGAAATTATAACAGCAGACAAAACCTTTATTCAGATACTGATAAGAATTGGAGAATGTATAATGGTGATCAATGGGCTGGGTTAAAAGTTAAAGGAATTGAACCTATACAATTAAATATAATTAAGCCTATAGTAAAATATAAAGTTGGAACCATTAATAACAACCTTTATTTACCAGTATATAGTGCTGAAAACTTTGATAATGAAGATTTTAAAGAAGTAGCTATAAAAACTTGTGAACTATTAAATAGATATGCAAGAAAAGTATGGGAAAAAGACAGTATGGATTATAAGGCTAGAAAGATGTCAAAAGATAGTGCTGTTAATGATGAAAGCCCAATTTATGTAACATATGATAACGACAATAATATGCCTATTAATGAAATATTGTCAAAAAATGATATTTTATATGGTAATGAAAATGATAGTGATATTCAGAATCAACCATATATTCTAATAAAACAAAGAAAGCCAATAATAAATTTAGTTCAAATGGCTAAAATTGAAGGTATTAGTGATGAAAAAATAAAATACATAAGAGGAGATAATGATACCTTTGAAGAAGCAGGAGATAATGCTAAAGATGAAGTAGATGATATGTGTACTATAATAACTAAATTGTATAAGAAAAATGGTACAGTACATTTCTCACAATCTACAAAGTTTTGTATGATAAAAGAAGATAGAGATACAGGATTAACATTATATCCAATAGCTCATATGTTATGGGAAGAAAAAGAAGGATATGCAAGAGGAGAAGGAGAAGTAAGACACCTTATTCCTAATCAGTTAGAGATTAATAAAACAATAATGAGAAGGTTAATATCTGCTAAGAATACAGCATATCCACAAAAAATAGTTGATGTATCAAAAATAGCTAATCCGAGTGCAATAAATAAAGTTGGCTCAACAATAAAAACAAATGGTCAACCAGTTGAAGATGTAAGAAGAGTATTAGGAGTTATAGAACCTAGTCAGATGTCAAGTGATGTAGAAAAGGTTATGAACGAACTAATATCAACTACAAGAGAATTAGCAGGAGCAGGAGATATAGCAACAGGAGATATTAATCCAGAAACAGCAAGTGGAAAAGCCATACTAGCAGTACAGCAAGCATCACAAATGCCTACTAATGAACAAACTTTAGCATTAAAGACAACAATAGAAGATTTATCTAGAATATGGTTGGATATGTGGAAGACATATGCTAAAGATGGATTAATAATCAATAATGAAGAAGTAAATCCTTTGACTGGAGAAAAAACTATATCGCCAGTTAAAGTACCTAAGACTGTGTTAGAAACATTACAAGCTGTAGTTAAAGTGGATATAACACCAAAAAGTCCATTTGATAAGTTTGCACAGGAATTATCACTTGAGAATATGTTAAAAGCAGGATACTTTAGTCCACAGAGATTAAGTGAATTAGAGGTATATGTTGATTTACTAGATGATGATTCATCTATGCCAAAATCAAAATTAGAAGAAGCAGTAAAAAGGATGAAAGAAATCCAAGATAGAATCGCTAACATACAGTCTCAAGCTCAGCAATTACAAATGCAAGCTGAACAATATTTAGGTTCTCAAGGAGATATTGCTAATATAGGTCAAATGGGAACGGATATGATTAATCAAGCAATGCCAGTAGAATAGCATTGTTTTTTAATAGTCCAAGCATTGTATGACTTTAAAAGAGAATGGAAAGTGAAGTCAAACACTTGCAGAAAATAGGAGGAATAAAATGAACGAAGAATATGTTCAAGAACCTGTTACAGAAGTAACTGAAAATACTGATGCTCAAGCAGTAGAAGATATTGAGAAAGGTATAGAATTAACTGATACCACTACTGAAGAAGTAGAAAAAGAAGATGTTAAAACTTATAATGAAGAAGATTTAGAAAGGCTAGTAAATGATAAAGTCAACGAAATACTTCCAACCAAAATAGAAAGAGAAAAAAGGAAGATGGAAAAAGACTATCGTAAAAGACTAGCTAAGTATGAAGAAACTGAAAGTATATTAAGTGCTGGATTAGGGAAAACAGATATCGATGAAATAAATAAAGATATGAGAAATTTCTATAAAGATCAAGGAATTGATATACCAGCATATACACAACCTAAGTATTCAGATGATGATGAGAAAGCACTAGGAGAACTAGAAGCAAGTAAAATTATCAGTTTAGGCTTTGATGAAATGCAAGATGAAGCTAACAGATTAGCAGAAATAGGTTCTGACAATATGACAGTTAGAGAAAAAGCTATGTTTAGTAAACTTGCAGGAGAGCTAACTAATCAAAAAAATAGAAAAGAGTTAGCCAAATTAGGTGTTAAAGAAGATGTATTAGAAGATTTAAATTTCAGGCAATTTTCTAGTCAATTCAATTCAAGTGTTCCAATAAAAGATATATACGAAATGTATACAAAAGTAACTGGTAATAAGAAACCAGTAGAACAAATTGGTAGCATGAAAAACACCAAAGAAACAGTAAAAAAAGATTACTATACTAATGAAGAGATAAGTAAGATGTCTCTAGAAGAAGTAAGAAAAAACTGGGATGTCATAAGAAAAAGTATGACTAATCCTAGATAAGAAAGGATGATTAAATAATGAATGGAATGAGTGCAGCATTACAAACTGTATGGCATCAAGCTTACGAAAGAGCACTAGAAACAATCACAAGTTTAAGAAACCATTGTGATTTTAAATACGAAAGAGATTCAAAGAATGCAAAAGAGGTTAAAATATTAAATGCAGTAAGACCTACTGTTAAAAATTATGTTCCAGGAACAGCAATTGCAAAAGAATATGTTAGTGTTACTGACCAAACTTTAAAATTAGACCAATTTAGATACTTCAATATTGTATTAGATGATGTAGTTAAAGCACAAAGTGTACCAGGAGCTATGGAAGCAACTTCAAAAGAAGGAGCATTAGCTTTATCAGAAGAAGGAGATAAGTATGTAGCAAGCTTAATTAAAGAAGCTTATGAAGATACTGATAGTGAAGTAGCTAAGTTAACAGCTGGAAATGTTAATAAAACAAATGCAGTTGAAAAATTAGAAGAAGGATTTACAGCACTATATAGTAATAATTGTAAGGTTACAGACACTTATCATGCTGAAGTATGTCCTAAGTATTTCACTAACTTAAGACAAAACTTAACTGAATTATTCACAAACAATGTTGAAATGTCTAAAAAAGGTTATATTGGTAAATATGGTAATGCATTAGTATCTATTGAAAATTTATTACCAACTGATGAAGCTGGTACAAATGTACTTAATGTATTAAGAACTTCAAGAGCAATTGCATTCGCTGAACAAATTGATAAAGTAGAAGCTTATAGACCTCAAGATGCATTCGAAGATGCTTTAAAAGGACTTTATGTATTTGGTGCTAAAATCGTAAGACCTAAAGAAATGGTTATAATTCCAACTACAAAGTAGTATAAGGGTTTAAATGCCCTTTTTTATCGTGTAAGTAGTACTAGTAGGTGCAACTCCTACAACACGACCAGGAGGAGAGAAAATAATGAGTGATAGTTATAAATTTGAAGTAATATGTAAGAACATTATTATTGATTATTTTAATAACAATGTAGAAAAAACAGACAATAAAAAAATAGGAATTAAAGATGTTTATGTAGTATGGATGTGTAAGACTTTAAAAAATAGTAAAGCATTATTAAGTACAAATGTATCTGATGGAATGTATTATGAAATTACTTATAATGGAGAAAAAGATGAAATATATTTAGATGCTTATAAAAAATGGGAAAATAAACTAATAAAGAGTGATGAATTTAAAGATACAGTTGATTTAGAAGAGGAGAATAATTAAATGGAGAAAAACATGGAATTTTTTACAGCAAGACCAAACTTACATCAAGTATTTGGTAGAACAGTAACAAAAGAATTAGAATTTGATGAATGGACAGAAGATAAAATGGTTCATCAAACACTAAAAGATTTAGTTTTAAGAACAGAAGTAGAAAATGAAAGTGAATTTAACGGAATTAAAAGTAAGGAACATTCTGTATTAGAGCAAACACTTCCAGAAGGAACTAGAATCATTTGGAATGAAAAAGTTGGTTATATAATACCAGATAGACAAATATGCACTTTAGAAGAACTAGAAGAAGATATAAAAGATATGAAAAATGTATACGATGATGTATACAAAGGGGATGATAAAGATGACCTTAAAAGAGATGAAGAAAAAAGTTCTTAGATTGATTGAAGAGATTAGTCCTAATAACGAAAATTTAACAGATGATCCAGATATAGCTAACAAGATTAACGATGTAATAAATCAGATTCAGAATGAATTATCAAGAATAAAAAAGATAGCAGTAAGAGAAGAATTTGAAGTTACAGAGGGAGAAGTAGAAGACTTTGAAGATTGGTTAGATGATTTTTATCAATTAAATATAATTACAGGTGTAGAACATCATATAATTGATAAAAGTGTAGAATTTATAAGTGATGGAAAAGCACAGGTATATTATTATAAATATCCTAAACAAATAACATCTGAAACAAATGCAGATGAATACAAATTTGAATTATCAAAAGATGTACTTGAAATAATGCCTTATGGTGTAGCAGCAGATTTATTAAAATCAGACATTTCTGCAAACTACGGACAAGTATATTCAAACAGGTATGAGACTATGCTACAAAGATTAGATCCAAGATACCATACAGGAAATATATGGATAGGGGATGATGTAGATGAGTTCTTATAGTGCAAGTGGTGGAGTACCAAGTGGAAATTTGGTAACAAGAAAAGTAGATACATTTGCAGGTGTTGACTTTAGTAACAGTGATACTAATCTATCCAGAAGTCCTGATAGTTTAAATATGTGGAAGAATTATAAAAATAATAGTGCTGGTATTGAAACAAGACCTGATATTGAGTTAGCTTATGAATATAATAACTCTATATTTGGTCTCTTTTTTTATGAAGTAGGAAATACATTACATAGAATAGTTCATGCAGGAACAAAATTATATGATAATGATAAAGAAATATTTACAGGTATGAATGTATCAAAAAGCCAATCATTTATATTTAATAACATTTTATATATAAAAGATGGTATTAACTATTTAGAATATGATGGAGAGACTATTAAGGAAGTAGAAGGAACAATACCAACTACATCCATAGGTGATGCTTCAGGAGCAGGTTCAACATATCAAGATGTAAATTTATTAACAGGATTAAGAAAGAATCTAAGAATAGGTGATGGAGAAACAAAAACTTTTAAATTAGATACAGAGAATATAGATAGTAATTATGTAGTAACAGCAGTAATAGATGGACTTACCTATTATCAAGGTAATGATTTGTCTGTTAATGTAGTAAAAGGTGAAGTTACATTTAATGTAGCACCACCAGCACCATTAACTGATGGACAACATAATGTAGAAATACTATTTAGAAAAACTATACAAGGATATAGAGATAGAATAAATAAATGTACATTATTAACTGTATTTGATAATAGAGTATTCTTTAGTGGCAATCCAGATTATCCTAATGCAATTTTTCATAGTTCATTAGAAGATCCAAGATATGTATCAGATTTAGATTATTATAATGAAGGTATGGATCTATCTCCAGTGAAAGCATTAGTATCAGGAAACAATGCTTTATGGGTATTTAAAGAACCATCACAGGCTAATACTACAGTATTCTATCATAATCCTGTAATAGATAATGATTATGGGAAAATATATCCTAGTACACATTCTAGTATTAGTACAGGTTGTGTAGCAACAGGAATTAATTTTAATGATGATATAGTATTCTTCTCAGAAAGAGGTATGGAAGCTATAAGTGGAGATATTACTACGGAGCAGTTATTAGCACACCGTTCTAGTATGATAGATGGTAAATTACTAAAAGAAAATAACTATAAAAACATGTTACTAGAAGAATGGGAAGGATATTTATTAGTAATAATAGATAATAAAGTTTATCTAGCTGATAGTAGACAAAAGTATCAAAATGTAGATGTTGAATATGAGTGGTACTATTGGGAACTACCTATCAGTATAACAAGTGTTTCAGTAAAAAATGGAGTGCTTTATTTATGTGGGAATAACAATATATATACATTAACAAAAACAACAGGAACAATAGATAGTTACTGGACTACGAAACATGATGATTTTAAATATCCTGAATATCAAAAGACTACCAATAAAAGAGGTGGAACTGCTGAAGTATCAGGAGAAGAAATAAAAGTATCTGTAAGAACAGATAATAATAGTTTTGAAGATATAAATACTTATACAAATATAAAAGGATATATAGTTTATAGAATTAAAAAGAAAAAATGGAAAAAACTACAAATGAAATTTAGTTCTGACAAACCATTTGGATTAAATTCTTATACTTTAGAATCATTTGTAGGTGGATATGTAAAGAGGTGATAGAAAGTGGCAAGTTACAATGTAAATTACAATGATAATAGATTTAAACAAGTAGAAAATGAGAAACAATCAGAACTAAATAAATATAATCAAACATACGATAATCTAATTAATGAAAGAAACCAATTTACTAATCAGCAACAAGATTTAGTAAATCAATGGGAGAATACTCAAAGACAAATTGCTAATGATAATCTTAACCATCAAATTGATTTATATAATCAACAAAAAGATAAAGCAGAAAGAGACTATCAAAAAGAAGCAAAAGCTAGTTATATAGATTATCAAAAAGAAACAGATAGATATGGAGTATCTAGAGAAAATGTAGTACAAAACGGACTATCTAATAGTGGGTATTCAGAAAGTTCTAAAGTAGATATGTATAATACATATCAAAATAGAATATCAACAGCAAGAGAAAGTTTAAATACTATAAAACTAGAGTTTGATAATGCTATTAAGGAAGCACAACTACAAAACAATGCAACATTAGCAGAAAATGCTTTAACAGCACTACAACAAAAATTAAATATAGCATTAGAAGGATTTGATTATAAATCTGAACAAGAGAACAATAGGTTAAATTGGAATTATAACATTAATAATACTTACTATGATAGATATAAGAATGTTGAAAGTCAGATAAACTATGAGAATGAGCAAGCAGAAAAGATAAGACAATTTAATGAACAAATGGCATACCAGAAAAGACAACAAGAGTTAGAGCAACAAAGATGGGAAAAAGAATTTGCATATCAACAAGCTCAAGCAGCAGCTAGTAGAAGTTATAGCTCTGGTGGTGGTTCATATAGATCTGGTGGTGGTTCATATAGTTCTGGTGGAAATTATAGTAATGATTTGCCAGTAATAACAGAACCAACAAAACCAGCAGACTATTATTTTAATAATGGCTATCAACCAAGATATATAGAGTCAGGTGGTAATTATCAAAAATTGAGTTCATCTAAATTGAAAGTAAATGATGTATTTAATAATGCACCTGTTCCAGGAAGCCAAAATATATGGCAATCAGGTGGCAATTATTATGTATGGATTGGAAATGGTAAAAAAGGTGGACAGTATGTAAATGTAACAGCTCAAGTTAATAAATCTAAGAAGAAAAAAGTATGTGTACCATGGTAGAAAAGAGGTGTGGTAATGGCAGTTTTAACATTAGAAGAATACAAAAAAAGAAAAAAAGAAGGAACTTTAAATGATAATTCTAATACAAACAATGTTAGCACAGTTAATGGAAACAGAATTTTAACATTAGATGAATTTAAAAACACATCTCAATATAAATCAATACAAGATAGAATAACTCAAAAAACAAGTGGTTCTACAAAATTATCTACTAAAAAACAAAGTAATAATAAATGGAAAAACTCATTAAATGATGGATATGATTTTGGAGACATAACAAAAACAGTGTTAGGAACTGCAGGAGAAATAATTCCAAGAGTTGCAAAAAACACTTTTGAGGCAGGAAAAGAAGTAGTAAAGCATCCAATTCAAAGCACAAAAACATTAGGTGTAGGAATATCATCAGGTGTAGACAAAGCAGATGATGCACTAAATAATGCAACTAGTGATTTTTTTAACTGGTTATTAAAAAAGAAAAAAGACAATAAACCTAGTTTATCGTTAAAAGAATACAACAGATTAATTGAAAATGGAACAAAAGAAGAAAAACAACAAGTATTAGAAAATTTTAAAAATGCTTATGGTGAAGATAGTGAACAATATAAATTTTATGCTAAGATGTTTAATATTAAAGATACTAGAAGCAAAACAATTAAAACATTAGATGAAATAGTAAACCCAAAATATTACAATACAGATACATATAAAAAATTCCAAAATAATCAACTATCAGAAGAACAACAAAAGGTATGGAATGTAGGAGAAAATATAGGTAATATGTTACCCTCAATGGCAGTATCCACAGTAAATCCAGCAGCAGGAAGTGCTATGTTTTATGTACAAACACAACAGAATTATACGGAAGAAGCAAAACAAAGAGGATATAATGATAAAGATGCAAGAATTTACGGACTAATTATGGGTGGAGTTGAAACAGGTATTGAAAGGTTAGGATTTGATCAGCTAGGAGGATTAGGAAAATTATCTGAAGGAAGCATTTTTAAAGCAATGGGTGGAGAAGCATTAGAAGAATTTGCAACACCATATGTTGATCATACTATTAGAACTGCTTTTGGAGAAAAATTAGAATTAAGTGATACTGTAGAAGAATCAATTACCAGTGCAGTTTATGGTGCTGTAGTTGGTGGTATTATGAATATGGGTGGTAAAGGTATAGTTGCAGTTGACAATGTAGTAAATAAAATAAATAATAATCAACAAATAACTAGTCAAGAAATGACTCAAGCAATAAATGCAATAAAACAACAAGATCCAAATTATTTTGAAGAAATAATACAAGAAGTTCCAGAAGTAATAAAAAACAATACAAATAAAAATATTCAAAATAATGAAATAAACAACATCCAAAATCAGTTAGATAATAATGCAATAAAAAATCAATCTAATATTCCAACAGTACAAGATATAGTAAATCAAGAAAGAACTAACCAAGATATTAACTTACCTACTAGAGATAATATAAATCAACAAAATAATACATATCAATATCAAACATCTGGTAATGAAAAAATAGATAATCTAAGAAAAAGTGCAGTTGAGAATAACTTCAATAATAGTGAATCAACTATAAATTATATGAATATGCTAGAGCAAATTATTACTGATAAAAATGTAGATATATTATTTGATCCTAACTTAAAAGATAGTCAAGGTAGAATGGCTAATGGTAAATATGAAAATGGTGTAATAACAATAAATCCTAATTCAAATAGAGCAGGAGAATTTATTGCAATTCATGAACTTACTCATGCTATTGGAACCGAGCAGATGAAAAATATTATCCAGAAATATAGAAATAGTAATACTGAATTTGATGCAGCAGTACAACAACTATTAAAGAATTACAATGTAGATGAAATAAACGAAGAAGCAATGGCTGATGTTGCTGGACAATTATTTGGTAATCAAGAATTTATTAATAATCTATCTAGAACACAACCTAGTTTATTTAGAAAATTATATAATGAAATAAAGTATCTATGGCATCAGTTTAGAGGATACAAAAATCAAAATGAATTTATAGAAGATTTACAATATAAATGGGAACAAGCATATAGAAGTAATGCTGGATTAAATAATACAAATAGTTATTCAGTAGAAACTTTAAAAAATGGCAAATCATATGTTAAGTTAGAAGATAATATATTTGAAACCGAAGATGGATTACCAATGAGTCAAAGAGAAATCTATAATTCATTAATAGGAAAAGAAATAGTTTTAAATGATGGAATAAAGGCTAAGATAGTTAATCGTTTACCAAGTAAAAACATGTATAATGAATTGTTTAAAAGATATCCAACATATCAAAATGTTAAAGATATAAAAACAATAAATAATAGAATAAATGAAAATTTTACAGAATTACTAGAAAATTCAGATAACATCAGCCCTAATGAGCCAGATTACAACGGAAGACACCAAAAACAAAAAATTAATTCCTTTGATACTAGAAAAGTATCTTTTTTTGATGGAAATAAAGCATATGATTTGGATTTATCAATAGCTCAATTAAATGATGGAACATATATAGCTTATGCAAAGAAAAATTTAAAACCTAATAATAATTTGCTAAATGAAATAAAAAAAGAGAGGTCTATGAGTAAATCTCAATTGACCTCTGCTGGTAATAATATACCACAAATTAACAAAAATGTCAAATCTGATACATCATCCACTAAATATTCTATTCAAGAAAGTCAAAATAATACGCAGGAACTAGACAATAGTTCTTTTTCTATTGAAGATAAATCATTAACAACTGAACAACTAAATAATACAATTGATATAACTAATGAAAAAACAGGTTATGAAAATGTTTCAGATAATTTATTAGGATTTGCTAACCAAGATATTGATAATAAAAGATTTAATGAAGAAAAATATAGATATACATTAGATTTATTGGTAAGTGTTGATGGAGGAAAAACATATTTCAACGATTCTATAAAAGGTATGAATTTTAAACAAGCTTTGGAAAGAGCTAAACGAAATTGGGGGGAAAATTCTTTATTAAGAGTAAATAAAGAAAATAATATTCCATTTAATGAAAAAAATAATAAAGATAACAAAGGAAGAACATTATCAAAACAACAACATAGTTTCTTTAAAGATAGTAAAGTAAGAGATGAAAGTGGTAATCTTCTAAGAGTATATCATGGAACAAAAAATGACTTTACAATATTTGATATTAATAAATCTGGGCAAAGTAATGGATTAGAATCTACAGCTGGTTTTTGGTTCACTGAAAATGAAAATGGTGCTAAACAGTTTTCAAATGAAGTATGGTATGGAGAAAACGAAAATGCAAAAGCAATGGAAACATACCTAAATATAGAGAATCCAAAAATATATCAAGAAGTGGATAATACAAATCAAATAAATAATTTAAAACAGCAACAAAAAGATGTATCATCTCAATTAAATGAATTATATAATAAATATGATATTACATTTGATTTTGTAGGTAGAATGAATGAAGGTAATACTTTTGAAAATTTATCAAGATATATTAACACTTCAGAGTCTGAACTAAAAAGTGCAATAAAAGAATGGACAAAAACAGATAATGTTGATGAATATTATAATGATCTTCTAAAATATACGGAGCTTAATAAAGAACAGAAAAAAATAGAAAATCAACTTTCAGATTTAAGATTCACAGATTCGTATGAACAATTTAGAAGTGATATATATAAAATAGCTGGTAAAAGTCCAACAGATGCTAATTTTGGTGGAACAGGGATGGCACTTGATAACCAAGATGAAGTAATGTCTAAATATATTAATAGTTTAAAAGAACAAGGCTATGATGGCATTATAATAAAAGGAACAAACTATGATAGTAATAGATTTGGTGAAAATAATAATCAATATGTTGCATTTTATCCAAATCAAATAAAAAATGTAGATAATCTTAATCCAACTGAACATGAAGATATAAGATTCTCCAAAAATAATGAAACATGGCAAGATTATTTAGAAGAAAATTTTGAATCAAAAGGAACAAAAACCAATTTTAAAGATATATTACTACCTACTCAAAAAGATATCAACAAAATAAATCTACCAACAAATAAAGATATAAATCTAAGAAGTTTAGAAGAAACAGCACCAGCAGTAGAAAAAAATAATTTAGGATATATACCACAAGATCCAACAAGAGAAAGCAGTTATGATGATGAAGGATTACTTAATTTTTGGGAACTTGATAACAAAAAGAAAAATTTAGAAGATCCAATAACAGAATTTGCAAGAGCAACAGATAGATCGTTAGAAGAAAATTATTTATCTTCAAAAAAAGTAAAAGAGAATAATGATTTGAAACGACAGGCAGAATCACTTCATACTGTTTTACAGGAAATGTTTGTTAATAGAAACTATGAAATAGATAAATTTGCAAAACAAACAAAGAATAGAGAAATAATGTTTAAAGGAGATATGCTTAATAGTGTAGCAGGAGAAACTAGTGGAGAAATAAATGTAGCTCAAACGGATAACTATGGTAGAAGAATTGGACCATCTATAAATAGTTTATTTGAAAATGCAAAGAAAAAAGGATATTATGAACAATTTGATGATTATCTAAAACACTATTCTAATATAGATAGGCACGCATACGGAAAAGGTAGTGTTGTGCCACTAGAATACTCGCAAAAAATGGTTCAATTGTATGAACAAAGTATTCCAGGTATTAAAAATGAAGCAGAAAAAGTATGGCAGTATGGTAAAAATATACTAAAAAATCTAGAAGAAAATGGATTAGAATCTAAAAGTGGTAAAGAAACATTGGAATCATTGTACCCTCATTATGTACCATATAGAATGGCTGATAGTTTTGTACCATATATGGATGATTCAGGAGAAATAAAACCTATACAAGTAGTAAAAAGAGCAAAAGGTGGAGCTGATAATTTAATTACAATAGAAGAAGCTCTTAAGAGATATACTTATGCTGAGAAAAAAGCAATAAGACAAAATGATTTGTTTAAAGAAATAGTAAAATCATCAAAAGAAAAGGTATCATTTGGAGCAGACGATAGAATAGATGAGACGGATTTAAGTAATAGTTTATTTAGAGACAACGAAGGTAACGGAATTGTAACAGCATATGTAGATGGTATGCAGCAACAGGCAAAAGTTAATGATACATTATATCAAGAACTAACTAAAGCTAATGAATTAAGAGTTAAAAATTTAGAAAGTAAATGTGCTCTAATTATAAAGCCATTACAAAAGATAAGTGAAATTAGAAGAAATATATTAACTACATGGAATCCAAGTTTTATACTAACTAATTCTATGAAAGATATTCAAGATGGAATGTTTAATTCTAAATATACCAAAGATATGATAAAAAACTATCCAGGAGCATTTATAGAATTAGCTACACAAAGTACAGAAACAGCACAACAATTTACTTCTTTATATGGCTCTGGTATGGTAATGGGAGATTATAAAATAGATAGCCTAAGTAAAGTATCAAAAAATATGGATATTAGTCAATTAAATAAGATAGTAAAAATATTACCTAATGCTAATGAAATAGTAGAATTAGCACCAAGATATGCAGAATTTAAAGCTAGTTTACAAAATGGTTGTTCTGTAACTGAAGCAATGTTTAATGCAAGGGATCTAACTACTAACTTTAATAGAGGTGGATATATAACCAAAGCCCTAAATAGAGATGGAGCAACCTTCTTAAATGCATCAGTACAAGGATTTGATAAGTTAATCAGAAACTTAACAGGTCAAAATGGAACTAAAGGTGTTGCTGTAGGAGTAGCAGGGATCATGACAAAAGTAGCGGTATTAGGTATAGCACCAGCAATGTTTAATGCAATGGCTTTTGGTGCAGGAGATGATGATGAAGACAAAGATTATAAAGCCTTACCTGATTATATAAAAGATAGTTATTACTTATTTAAAGTTAAAGGATTTGGGAATAAAACTGGAAAATATTATGATGGTACATTCTTAAGAATACCAAAAGGTAGAGTACTTAGTATATTTGGAAGTGCAGCTAGAAGAACATTAGAATATTCAAAAGGAGATAAAAATGCTTTTGATGGATATTTGAAATTTGTTGATTCACAAATAGGAATAAATAATCCAGAAGAGAATAACATAATAGCACCAATAAAACAAGCCTTTGATAGTAAGAATGGTGAAGCCTGGTATGGTGGAGACCTAGTTCCTAAAAGACTCCAAAATAAGCCTGTAGCAGAGCAATATGATGAAGGAACAGATGAATTTAGTAAATGGTTAGGAAAAATGATTAATGTAAGTCCATACAAGATTAATTATTTATTAGATCAATATAGTGGTGGAGCAGGAGATATAGTTTTACCTATGATTACTAAAGAGACTACTAATGGAGCTACTAGTGTAGGAGATTATCTAATAGCACCAGTTAAAGATAAATTTATAGTCAATAGTACTGATGATAATAAATACGCATCAAAATTCTATACTAAATTAGAAACAATGCAAATTAAAGCTAATGGCGATAATGTAAGTACTTCAGACAAATTAAAATATAAATATTTGAGTAGTATAAGTTCTGATATGTCTAAACTATATAAAGAAAAAAGAGAAATACAACTAGATGATTCATTATCTAAGAAAGAAAAGTATAAAAAAGTTCAAACTGTTCAAAAGGAAATAAATAAACTTGCTGAAGAAGGTATTAAAGAACCTAAAATAAAAGATGTAAAATCTCATTATGCAAAAGTAGAAAATACAGAATACTATAAGAACTCTAAGGGTTCATGGACTACAATAAAAGATGAAGAAGCTAGCGAATTAAAGAGTTTAAGAATGTCGGTTAATGAAAAGAGTGATTACTTTAAAGTAAAGAATAAAATAGGTACAATAAGAACATCAGATATAGAAAGTAGTGAAAAGAAAGATAAAATATCTAATTTAATAATTAATATGAATATGTCAGATGATAAAATTGCATACATATATGGTAAGTACTATTCTAATGAAGAAACATTAGATATGATTCAGAATGCAGGCATTTCTATTAAAGAATTTATAAAGTATAATAACCAAAGTTTTGAAAGCGAGTATGACTCAAAAAGTAATACTGTTAAAAACTCAAAATTAGCAAAAGTAATAAATTATGTAAATACATTAAATTTAAATGTTGCTCAAAAAGCAATACTTATAAAAATGAAATATAGCAGTTACACAAAATATGATAAACAAATAGCAGAATATATTAATTCACAAAATTTAGATTACTTAGACAAAGCAACAATTCTTAAAAAAATTGGGTTTACGGCATACAATAAACAAATAATAAAGAAAGTTAATAGTATGGATATATCTAAAGAAGAAAAATTAAAAATTCTAAAAGATATGGGATTTAAAGTAAGAAATGGTAGGGTGTATTCAAAATGACAAAAGAAAATAATTTAGTTAGAACAGCCCAAGATTTAGAGAGAAAATATGATTTTTCTCAATTAGGGGTATTAAAAAAGAATTACGAATTACAAAAAGAATCACTTACTAAAGTTGAAAATGAATTAAATACATTTGCAAGAGAAACTACTCAAACTCTAGAAGACTTACAAGACCAGGTAGACGGAAACATTACTACTTGGTTCTATTCTGGAGTACCAACATTGTCAAATTCTCCTGCTAGTAATTGGACAACTGACAATGAAAAGAATAATCATTTAGGAGATTTATATTATGATCAGGATACTGGATATGCTTATAGATTTGGATTAGAAAACAATGTTTATAAATGGATAAGTATAAGAGATACTGATGTAACTAGGGCATTAGCACTTGCAAATGCAGCTCAAGATACGGCAGATGCAAAAAGAAGAGTATTTATAAATACACCAAATACCCCATATGATATAGGAGATTTATGGATAAGAAATCAAGAATTATATAGATGCCAAACCTCTAAAACACCTGCAGAAACATATGAAAGTAATGATTGGATAATTGCTACTAAATATACAGATGATACTGTTGCTAACCAAGTTGGACAAAATTTAACTATATTAAGTGGAACAGTTACTGAAATAAGAGAAGATGTTGATGAATTATCTAATACTATGACTAATACTACTGAACTTATAGATGAACAAGGTAACAGAATTGGAACACTTGAAACAAAACAAACTGAAACATCTCAAACAGTAGATGAAATATCTCAAAGAGTATCATATGTAGGGAAATTAGAAGTAGATAAAGAAACCTTCGATTATATACATATAACAGATGCTAAAGAAGGTCAATTGCTAAACTTAATCATAACAGGAAAATTTGGACAACTAGTATTAGACAATGATTTTATTCTTACTGATGATTTAACTCTTACTGATACATATATGATAGTAGATAAAACTTTAGAATTAAGTGAAGATGCAATGGTTTATCACTTGCCTGATATGAATTTAAAAGATAATGACAAAATTATTATTGTTGATGGAATAGTTACTATCGAAAGAGAAGATGGTACTAGAGAAACTTTATCAGATGAATTAGAAATTAGTTTATTTGAAGGTGAAAATTATGTTTATCTACAATCTTATAGAAATAAAGATACTAAGTTACATTTAAAATATAAGGTTGAAAATGATTATACTAAAGAATTTGCTACTAAGATAGAATTAAATACTTCTATAGTACAAACTAGAAATGACATTACTGCATCTGTAGAAGAAAATTACTATGATAGATCAACTGTTGAACAACTTTTATTAGACACAAAAAATGGATTAACCAATAAATATAGTGTTGGCGGTGGAAATAATTTATTTAGAAATACAGGACTATATTTTGAAAGTAGTAATTATGATAGTGGTTTTGAGTTTTGGACTGGCTCTGTTAAAAGAGTAACTAACATGAACAGCAAATCTAAGACATCAATGTATTTGCAAAATGGAACATTAAAGCAAAGGCAAGAAGTACCAAACGATATATATACTATTTCGTTTCAATACAATAGATTAAATGTACTATCCACAGCAACAATAACTATAAATGATATCGAGTATACACTAGACGAGAGTGGAACATTTACTGAAACAATTACTATTCAAACTGGTGATATAAGAATAGAGTTTAATTGCGATACTGATGATGGTTATGAGATATATGAACTTATGTGCAATTTTGGTGAAGTCGCACTACAATATACGCAAAATGCCAATGAAACTAAGACAGACACAGTGGAAATTAGTGAAGGTATTAAAATAACTGATAATAGAACAAATAGTATATTTAAAGCAAATTCAGATGGAATAAGAATATATGACAAAAATGATGAAACTAACATAACTACTAAATTTACTGATAAAGGAACAGATACCAAAATGATTACAGCAAAACAAGGGATAATAGCGGACTTGTTAATAGAAGAAGTTGATGGACAAGTATGGATAGTAGGAATTTAGAGGTGATGATATGGCAGTAACAATTAATGGTAGTACTAATAATAGTAATTGGACTTACAAATTAGTTGCTAATGAAAATAGTACAAGTGTAGCAAATAATACATCTAGTGTAACTGTTACAGCATATATAGGTAGAACTAGTAGTAGAAGTTATTTAGGTGGTAATTGGAGCGGTAGTATTACAGTCAATGGTAGTACCCAATCAGCAAGTGGCACTATTAGTTATCCAACTTATATAGATGGCGGTTCTTGGTTACAATTATATAGCAAGACTTTTACAGTAGCACATAATTCAGATGGTAGCAAAACAACTTCAATATCAAGTTCATTTAATTCAAGTGATTTCACACCATCAAGTGCAAGTGCTAGTGGGAGTATGACGTTAACTACTATTCCTAGAAAAGCAACCATTACATCTGGAACAGACTTTACAGATGAAACTAATCCAACAATAAATTTTTCTAACCCAGGCAATTTTAATTTAGAGCCATATATAAATTTCTGGAAAAATGGAACTCTTGTATTATCAATAAAGAGAAGTATAGCAAAATATTCATCACCATATAAGTGGAATTTAACTGATAATGAAAGAAATTCTATACGAGAATTTATGAGTAGTGAAAATTCATGGAATTGCACCGAAGGGTTAAATACATATAATGGTTCAACATCTTTAGGTTATCATTCGGTAGTTAAAAAATGTACCATAGTAAATGCTAGTCCAATATTTGAAGACTTTAATTACGAAGATATAAACACTAGAACACTTGCACTAACAAACAACAGTCAAGTAATAGTAAAAGGCTATTCAACGTTACAAGCAACTATTCCAACCAATTACAAAGCAGCAGCACAAAAATATGCAACTATGTCTAAGTACAAATTAGATAACTTTGAAGCAAATTATTCAAGTAGTGAAGCGGTTACACTTCCAGAAATAGCAAATTATTCAAAAGACACAATAACAGTACAAGCAATAGATTCTCGTGGGAATAGTACTGCTAAAACTTACACACTTGATGGCACCGACTTTGTTAATTATGATTCATTAACAAAAGGCAATATAACATTAACTCGTTCAAATAATGGAGTTGGTGAATTAGTTACACTAACTTATAATGGCACTTGGTGGAATGATAATTTTGGCGTAGTTCAAAATAATATAAGTGCAACTTATAAATACAAAAAGACAAATGATACAAACTGGTCTACTGGTGTTACAACGATAAACCCTGTTAGTGATGGTAATAGTTATAGTTATACTGGACAAATAGCAGGTGATACAGAGCAACATGGCTTTGAGGTTGATGATAGTTATGATATAGAGGTTATAGTTGAGGACTCATTAAGTACTGTAACATTTAGTGCAATATTGGGTGCTGGAAAACCAGCAATAGCAGTATATAGAAATAAGGTAGCCTTAGGTGATAAATATGATACTAGTTTGGGTGGTATTCAATTATGGGGAGACGTTTATGTCAATGGGAATAGAATAAGTTAGGAGGAAAAAATATGCAAAGTTATACAAAAAGAACATATGAATTAAATGATCATGTATTACCAGAAGATTTTAACAGAATAGAAAATCAATTAGAAACACTAACAGATGAATTGATAACACCAACGCACGAACATAGTCAATATTTAACACAACATCAAGACATATCTGGTAAAGAAAATAATTCTAATAAAGTAACTAGTATATCTAGTTCAAGTACAGACACACAATATCCAAGTGCAAAATGCGTGTATGACGCTATTAACAATGCGATAGGCAGTGTTTTGGGAGGTAGTTATTAATGGCTAGAACAGATACTTTAACTAATTTCTTAACAGATGTTGCTGATAGCATTAGAGAAAAAAATGGAAATAGCGAGCCGATTGCCTGTGAAGATTTTGATACTGAAATAGAAAGTATACAAACGGGTGGAAGCCTACAAACAAAAAGTATAACAATAACGAACAACGGTACAACTAATATTACACCAGATAGCGGTTACGATGGTATGAGTAGGGTTAGTGTCGAAACAAATGTATCGGGTTCATCAACTGTAAATGTATATGTACAAAACGATGAACCCACTTCTAAAAATGGTGTTTGGATTAAAACAACGAATACATATGAAAATCGTTACCTTGAATATGACCCACGTGAAAGTACATGTGGTGTGGACAGAAAATCAATGACAACTAGACTACAAGAGGCTGCTACTGTATGCATTGGTGAATACATATACATATTTGGTGGTGCTTTACAAAATGGTGCAAAAAATACGGCATACAAATTTACAACTACGGGTCGCTTTGCAAATATATCTAGATATGACACACTTACTAGTATGCCTTACTCAGCCTACGGTTTAGGGGCGGTGGTGTATAATGACGATATTTATATATTTGGTGGTAGAAATGGTGGCACAACCTATGATTATGCATATAAATTCGATGTATCAGAGGGTACATACACGCAACTAACTAGCATGCCAGAACACATTGGTCAATTTGGGATTACTATAAGTGGTAATACCGTATATATTGTAGGGGGTACGGCTAATGGTGGTTCAACTAGAAAGAACACATTATATGCATATAACATAGATACCGATACCTGGAGTACATTAAGCAATATGCCCGCCAATCGAAATTGTCTTGCAGTACAATGTATTGATGGTTGTATCTACAGTTTTGGAGGTTTTGACGGTTCAGCATACAGTAATGCGTACAAATACACAATATCTACGAATACTTGGGTGTCAATAACAAATTATCCATTAGCAGTATATGGTGTAGGAAGTGGTAAGGTAGGTAAATTTATCTACTTGTTTGGGGGGTGTAATGCTTATCCAACATATTATCCAAATGTATATATATACGATACGGTTTCAAATAAATATTTTCAAATAGGCGAATTGGCAAGTAAAGTTGCCAGAATATACAATGCGTGTTCAGTACGCAATAACACTATATATGTTGTTGGTGGAGAATTAAATAACAGTGCCTCTAGTACATCAGCGTCAAATCAAATCCAAAGGCAACCTATTTCATTATCTGGTGACTACCAGAATAATTCTATTATAGTGACAAATGGAAATAAACATAAAGTATTACTATCAAATAATACCTATGCAGTAATTGGAAATGTATATCACTATTCTACAACAAACGGATTAACTGATATTACTAGCAGCTGCTATTATGGTGATGGTTCAACTTGGAGAAACATATAATGAAAAAAAGCATGGACAGACATTAAAAGTTTTATAAGTTAGTTAGGAGGAAAAAATGGAAAAAGAATTTATTGAAAGACTTGTAGCAGTAGAACAAAGAAGTAAATCAAACACAAAAAGATTAGATGACAAAGATTCAAAAGATGCTGAGCAAGATAATAAAATTAGTGCACTATCTGATGTATATATAGCTTTAACAAAAGTAAACGATAAAGTAGATAGTATAGAAGATAATGTAGCAGATATAAAGAAAGATTTAAGAGAAATAAAGGAAAAACCAGGTAAGAGAATGGATGCTATGTGGGGTTATATAGTTTCAACTATAATAGTTGCATTAATTACATATACATTCACAGTACTGGGATTAAGGAGGTGAAATAAATGAAATTAAAAAAAATATGGAATAATAGAACATTCAGAACTTTTATTCAGACTGCTCTAGGTTCTTTGTCAGTTTATCTTGCAGATCATATCTATGATATTGATAGCAAAAAACTAATTTGCATTATTATCATGGTAGTGTCAACAGCAGGATCAAAAATAATGCCTTTATTAAATGAAGAAGAAAAAATGAAAGAAGAGGTGCAAGAAAATAATGACTAAAATCTTTGGAATAGACATATCAGTATGGCAAAAAGATATGAATTTAAATAAAGCAAAAGAAGAAGGTGCTAAATTTGCTATTTTGAGAGGTATGTATGGTAATTGTAAAGATACTTCCTTTGAGGATAACTATATTAAAGCAAAAAATGCTGGTTTGGGTGTAGGAGTATATCAATGGGGAAGAGCAGCAAATGTAGCTCAATCTAGAGAGGAAGCTCAATTGTTGATAGAACATTGCTTGAAAGGAAAGGTATTTGAATATCCCATTTATTATGACGTTGAAGATTCTATTCTATTAAGATTAGGTGTAGAACAAACTACTGAAATAATAAAATCATGGGCAGAAGTAATAGAAAGTGCTGGTTATTTTGCTGGTATATATATGAATCAATCATGTTTTGAAAGTGAAGTTTCTGGTAATGAATTGGCTAAACTATATAGTCAATGGAGAGCGAAGTGGACCACTGAGGATAGAAAACCAAATTGCCAAATGTGGCAATTTGGTGGTGAGACAAATTTAGTTAGATCTAATCGTGTAGCAGGTTATGTTTGTGATCAAGATTTTGCATATGAAGATTTTTCGTTAATTATCAGCAATGCTGGATTAAATGGATACAAAAAAAATTCTTCGATATTTGTTAGTACCAATAGAAAATCTTTAAACGAATTAGCGATTGAAGTAATAAATGGAAAATGGTGCAATGGAGAATCAAGAAAAAAATCATTGTTAAATGCTGGATATAATTATGATGCAGTACAAAAAGAAGTTAATAGATTACTTAATACTAATTCTACAACAGCTAAATATTATGTAGTACAAGTTAATGATAATTTGTCAACAATAGCAAAGAAATACGGAACGACAGTAAATCAACTTGTAAGTTGGAATAATATTAAGAATCCTAATTTAATATATATAGGACAAAAGATAAGAGTCAAGTAACCTTTCTTCCGACAAAATTCGACAAATTTCGACACTTCTTTGTAGTATAGTACAACTTCAAAGGAGGGGAGAGTATGCAAATTAGTAAGATATTAAGAGAAAAAGAAAAAGAATCATTCTGCAAGGAATTAAATATTACTAACAATCCAACTAAAGTATTAATTAAAATAAATGATAATAAAGCAGAATATTATAATCCTAGTGATGATACTTTATATAAAATAGATATTAAAGTAGCAAAAAAATACATTTAAAAAGGAACTTGACTAATTGTCTTGTTCCTCTTTTTTTGTTTTACTCAAATAATCAATTTTAAATTCCTTAATAAATAATTCATAGGAATATTTACTGATAAATATTGTTTGTGCTAATCTTTTAAAATATAAATCTAATTCTATATCATTATGTATAGCAAATTCTCCCATAGTATGATGATTTAAACATAATGGTATAACTAGTCCATATTTGATAGAAATATGTCTATAAGAGCCATAAAACACTTCATGTAAGTTATCTCTTTTAGCACCACATACTAAACAATGTGCTAGATCATTAGTTATTATACTAAATCTATTTCTTTCTTCTTTTGCTAGTTTTTTGCTCCTTTTTTTGATTATTTGCTGCTTTTTTGCTGGTTTTGTTTTATAGAACGAATTTTTCTCATTTTTCGTTTTATATTCCTTATTAACACATTCCTGACAACAGAAAAGTTTTATTTCTTTATTAAGTAATTTACAAAATGGTTTCCCTTTTCTTTTCTTTAAATGTATACAATAATTATTCATTTTTATACCTCATTTCTGAGATATAAAATTGTGTATGCTACTTGTATGTTATGTGTATACTACTGACAAATTTTTATAGAAATTCATAACAAGTTGTTAATTATTTTTGATTTTAAAACAAACCGAAAAATAAAACAACCCCTTATTTTATAAGAGTTTGTTAAGTTTAAATTTGGTGCCCCGTTGGAGATTCGAACTCCAGACCCTTTGATTAAAAGTCAATTTAAACCCTTATAATATATAGTATAAAATAACATTGTGTATGCTACCAGTATGTTTCTTAATTATATTTATACACATTTATAACAATTTTATATCTCTAATATTTTAATTTATTTATTTCATTTTTTAATCTTTCAACAGATTTATGTATATATACATCATTGGTTATATCGTTTGATAGACTATGCCCAATAAGTATTTTAATATTTATATCACTTATTCCAACCTCTTCACACTTTGTTGCAAATGTATGTCTAGTATCGTGTGGTTTATGGTCAAAATTTAGTGTTTTCATTAAAGTCTTAAATCTATCTTTATAAACATCATAAGTCATTTTTGTGTTTGTATTTTTATTCATTATCAAATATACATTGTTTTTACTATAGAAATACTTAGTATATTCTTTTATATTTGGATGAATAGGGATGATTCTTTCTTTTCCTGCTTCTGTTTTACTTCCACCAATCATATAATTATCTTCTAAAAATACATTTGATATTTTTATATCTAAAAGTTCTGATGGTCTTAATCCTGTATAAAAATATATCATAAGCATTTTTGCTGTATCATTACTTGCTGTAAACTCTTTAATTAATGAAATTTCGTTTTCTAAAAATGGTTTATGAATATTAGACTTTTCTTTTTCTCCAACCTTTAAATTACAAATATCTTTATTAATATTTAATTCGTATTCTTCATTACAGTAGTTAATAATTTTTGTGAATAAAATCTTTATATAGTTTCTACCAGTATATCGTAAACCTGATTCATTAATTATTTTCTGAATTTCTTTTTTTCTTAAATCAAGTATTTTCTTATTTTTAATTTTAGATAATTGTTGATTCCAAGTTGATGTTAAAGCAGAGTAAGTACTTTTAGAGATCACTTCATTATAACAATCTTCTTTAATTTTACCAATTAAATTATCATAAACTTTTTCTAATGTTATATTTTTATATTCTAAATCGTATGGATTACCATTATACTCTAAAAGTATTTTATATGCATCGTTCCAAGTTTTAGCATATCCTACATATTCTCTTATTTGTTTTCCACTAATATCCCATCCAGTAGTCTTTAATGCACCATAGGGATTTCTTCTATTACTGCCTAGAAAAACTATGGATCCAAATCCATTAGGTAATTTTAAATTTCTTGTTCTTTTCATTTTTTTTACCTCCAATTGTTTACAATTTTTAAAATCTTTGCTACAATTAGAGTACACAAAAGGAATTGTCTAGCCGACATTTTTAATTGTGTACACTATTCGTAGTGTTTTGACTAGTTTGTTGCTGCAAACTGGTCTTTTTTTTATTGTTTTATAATTTATATTATATCACCCTTTATAATATAGTAGGGGTGGTTGAATGATTAAATACGATGATCTAATCAACTTTCTAATTGAATTAGATATTGATATAGAGTTGTATTTTTTATTGATAGAGGACTTTCTATAGTTCTCTATCTTTTTCTGGTGCATTTTCTTCTAAGCTATCTAAATCATGTTTTTTATTTTCAATATAATCATTAACTTCTTTTATAGTTTCTATATCAGGAATTTCTGGTTCAACATTTTTATAAATGTTTTTATCTTCTTTATTTTTTTTAATTAGAATATTAAAATATACTATTAAAATAATACCACCAATAAAAGTAATTATGGTTTCAAAACATGCTCCTATAGATAATCCTAACCAAAAATTTTTAGTAAAGAATACTCCTATAATACAAAATATTATAAATGGCATTAGTGTTTTGGAAGAACCATTTAATCTTCCTAATATATTTTCAAATAAACTAAATATAAAAGCAAAATATGTTAATATATATATATCGTTATAAAATCCATAAATTCCCAATAAAGATAACAAAAAACAAACAAATCCCAATATCATACTTTTTACTCCTTATTATTTATCTCTTTCATCATATCTGCAATTTTCATTAATTTATTAAAACTTTCTTCATCAATATTATCATTTTCATCCATAAGTCCCTTATCTTTTAGAATCCTTTTATAATTACCGTGTTCAACTTTATAATATTCCTCAAAGAAACTAAGTAAGTTTTGGTAATTAATATCTTCTTTACTTGGAGAAATATAATTAAAAAAAATATTAAATAATTCTTCTTTTGGTTTGCATATCTTTTTACTAATCTTATTAATTATATTTTCTAGTTCTGATCCAATAATATAATTATCATAATTACCAAACTTCATAGGAATATCATATCCCATTAACCATCCTGGATTAACATCCAACACTTTTGCAAGTTCAAATATATTATTTTGTTTTGGAGTGTATCTACCAGAAAGGTAAGAACTTAATGCACCTTTGGTAATTCCAGTTTTTTTAACTATATCAGCCTGTGTTAGAGTAGAATTCTTAAAAGCAACTTTCAACCTTTCGTTAATAGTATCATTATTCACATAATCCACCTCAACCTTATAATAACACATTTTGTTCTCTTTTTCAATAAAAAAGTTTATTTTTCTAAACAAAAAGTATTGACTAAACATACTTGAATTGTTATAATTAATTTAGTTTAGTTTTCTAAACAAAAAGAGGAGGTTAAAATGAATAATGTAAAATTTGATTATAGTGCATTAGAGGGAAAAATAAAACAATTCTATGATACTCAAGAAAATTTTGCTAACGAAATCCCAATGGCAAGAAGCACATTAAATTTAAAGTTAAATGGAAATATGGATTTTTCGTCTCAAAACATTTACAGAATGTCTTATTTATTAAATATACCAATTGAAGAAATAGGGCTTTATTTTTTTAAAGAAAAAGTTTAGGTTTCTAAACAAACAATAAAATGTCGGCTAGACAAGGAGGTATAAAAATGAGTGATATAAGAGATAATTTGAGTGTTGCAACAGTAGCCAAAATAATTGGAAAACCAGAACAATTTATAAGAATAGGATTACAACAACAACGTCTA